TATCTTTGTCAGTCGCATAAGAAGTTGCAACTGTTGTCAATACTTCGCCAGTTGTAAAATATGTCTGAACGTCTGTTGGACGCGACGTCGCAACCTTAGTGATAATATCAGTTTGTTTATTTGTCAGAGTAGTTACATCTGTGTCTAGAGTCGTGTCTTTGAACTTGGTATTGTAGAAAGTTGCAAACTCAGTTTGGAACGAAGTATCATAAATCGTGTTAATTGTAGTCAACAAATTCGTCATGAATGTCGTGCCAGTAAACTTCTGCGTGTCAATTGTGGTATCTTTTGAAGTAGCATACGCAGTTGTAGTCGCAATCTTTGTCGCGTATGCTGTTAAGAATACAGTTGTTGTTACGCCAGCAGTTCGAGTGGATCTGGTCGTCGCATATGCAGTTTGAACTATTGTACCAGCACCACTGTCTGTAGAGATCTTAGTATCAAACGTAGTGGTCGTATTTGTAAAATAACTGGTGACAGTGGCAGTTAATGGTAGAGTATCAGTTGTTATATTTGTAGCGACCAACGTGTTTGTGTTGTACGTCGTTGTCGTGGACAAACTAGTATTAAACTTCGTAGTACGAGTTGTTGCAATCGTAGTATCAGTATTGTACTTGGTAGTGGTATTAATTGTTGTATTGATTGTAGTTCCGCCACTCGTATTAAAAATTGTATTGTACGTAGTAGAATAACTTGAGTTGATAGCTGTGCTTCTAGATGTGGCAAAAGCAGAAGTTTCTGATACTGTAACTTCTTTTGAACAAGAGTAAGACCAAACACCAGGAGGAGCGTCGTTAAAGAAATTACAATCATCGAACGCAAATCCTTTCGCAGCAGCATCTGCTATCGCAGCATTTTGATTTACAAATCCGCTTTCGCTGGCAAATGTTTCGTATGTTGTATCTGCAGTTATACTTGTATCAAACACAGTTGTTGTAAAGAAGTTAGTTACAACAGATGTTTGGAAGTTAGTAGAAATAACGCCACCACTTATAGTAGCGTAGCTGGTAGCAGTTGTTTTAGTTGTGTCAGTCGCATAAGCGGTGTTAAACGTAGTTGTTCTATTGGTATCATATACTGTAGCTGTGCTCTTAGTTGTAGCAGTTGCTCTATCTTGTTGACTAGCAAAATACGTTGTACTTGCGTAAACGGTTGTTCCGACAGCAGTGTCAATCGCAGTTGCAGTAGTAATTGACGTGCTAAATGCAGTTGTTGTAGATGTAGAAATTGCTGTTTCAAACGTGGTATTGATAGCAGTTTCGCGTTTAGTTATGAACGAAGTTCCGTATGCAGATGTGGTGAGATACTCTGTCGCAATTGTGGTCGCGCCAACAGTTTCTGTAAATCTGCTCGTTACAATACCAGTAGAGGTTGTAAGTGTTGTAGAGGTAGAAGTTAGATACTGAGTTTCTAGATAATCAATTAGAGCTTCTAGAGTTGTTCCGCGAGAAACTGGAACAGATTGAATTAATGTTCTACCAAATTTTTCCATACCAGCTGGGTGCCACAAATCACGAAGAATGCTAGAATATTTGTTAAACGCAGTAACAGCCTGAACTTCATACGAATATTCTTGGTAATAATAATTGTCATGAATATACTTGTCAGAGTTTAAGAAACCACGAGTAGATTTGAAGAATCCTTCGCCCTTACCCTGACCAAGATAATCAATTGTACCTGTTGCAACATGCGAAGTGTTGGTTACGCTTGTTAGAGAAACAGTCGTATTGTTTGTGTAACCAACACCGGAATTATAGATGGATACAGTAGAAACAGCACCAGGACCGCTACCAGAAACACCAGCAATATTTGCATTGAAACCGAGGAATCCACCAGCACCATCCGATATACGAAGTGGATAAATTAAATTATCGACGATTGATACGTTTACGTTTCCTTGATAACCACCACCAGGATTGACATTTCCTAATGTGGCAATTGTACCATAAGTGTAGGTGTTTAATACAAAAATACCATTAAACGGAGTCAACCAATCGGCAGCTGCGTTCGATGAAAATGCAGTATATGCTGGAGCTGGAGCGTTAATTTGAATACTTAAAGCATTAGTAATTGGAGTAGAAGTCAATTCAATGGTGCTTGTATTGCTTAGCGAAGCGATGTCAAAAGACGCGACGGTAGTCGGAGTTTCACCTAATGTTGGTGTAACTGTTTCTGGCGCGGTTAATGTATAACCCGATCCGCCATTTATAATATTAAAAGTTACAGCACCTCGTAATCTCTGCAAACCAGTTACAATGGCTTGGCCATTTACACCATCACCGACTACATTAACTACCTCGCCCAAAGAAAACCCAGGAGAGCTACCGAGTACTTCAATGCTAAAGAGCGAACCGCGAATTCTTGGACTATCTGTAACTTCGATACCTAAGTCTTCGATTACATCTAAATTAATGATTTCTTCATCTGCCGCAAACGTTCCGACGATATCTGTAATATAAAGAACATCGTGGCGCTTATCGTTGGATGAAAATACTTTATAGTCATCTACGAAAGCTGTCGCTCCAGAGATACGACCAGTAATAGTTTTACCGATGTATGATGTAATATTTGTGTTGTATTCTAACTCTAGATATCTCGGAACAAGCCACTGCGAGTCAGATGCACGAAGTATATCTTTTCCAGGAGAGTAAACGGTAATATCTTCGTTAAACAAAACACGGAATAATAATTCTAATCCGCGTTCTGTGCCTTTAGAAGAATATAATTCTTTAATATGTTTTTGTAAAAGACGCTTATCTGAAAGAACATCAAGCGGAATACCATGCATGTATTTTTTGCGGAAATAATCTACGAACTCTTCAAGTGTAGTATCAATATCGCGCCAAGTTGGTAGTCGACGAGCGTCGTAGATTACTTGATTAGTTTGTTCTAACCATTCAAAATATGCTCTAACAAATGCGACGAAAGTTGGTCCTTCTTCTCGATAGATAGAAGGAAACTGACTTTCAATGAGTGGAGAAATTAACTTCTCAAGGTCTTTCATTAGATGCGAATTCCAGTTACAACGACAGAAATGTCTTCGTTATCAATTAGTAGTATTTTATTTGTTAGCGTGTCAATATCAGCATTTTCAGTTCTTCCGTATATCTTAATGCTATCAGTATCGTAAGAATCAACAATTAAATTTGTAATTTTAATTTCGCCTGTTTCGTAGTTTACTGTACCGACATTATTATTTAGAACTGTGGTATTACCATTATTTATGGTGTAAATATAAAGAGTTCCAACACCATTGTCATTAATATAAGCAGTGTATCCGTCATAAACAAATGCGGTTGAAGATACGATTGGTTCGTGGCCAACTGGCAGAAGATATCTTATGTCTTCGTCATGTAATCGATTTTCAAAACTCCAGTTAGCAGAAAAACTAACAAGAGGAGTAGGAGTTATGCGCTTAGAAATACGAACTTGTGTATCGTTTGAAACGATTGATACATCAGCATCGTCAATAGCAGCAGATAGTTTAGAGAATCTTAAATCAGCGCCAAAGTCTGACAGATAACTTGTATTGAAAGCTGTGATGGCAGTGACAACGTTTGACACTAATTGAGATGTTGTTTTTGTCGTAGCACTTATGTTATACTTGACGCGAGAAATGATATCAAGATACAAATACTCAGGATCAACGATTACTGGTTCAATTGATACTGGTGTTTTATCTTCTAAGAAAGTTAAGATACTTTGTTTTGTGCTAGAAGAAAGAATTTCTCCGCCAACTGGTTTAGCAGAGATAATAACCTTTCCATATAATTTTGGAATTGATTCCTCGCCACCATAAGCGATTACAGTTTCAATCGAAGGATAATTTGCTTTGATCAAAGAAATAAAATCTTCAGCAGTAACAGCTCTGTTCTGCGCTGTAAATCCACGAATCGCGTTATAACGAATTGATTCGGCATCTTCTGCTTGCGAGCCGCCAGCCGAAGTTTCAGTGGTAGATAACAAGAATGTGTTTGAAGAAAATCCATCAGCCGAGCTGATAGAAGTAAAGGTTCGACAACCATTGCCGTCTTCGCCTGCAGTTTGTCTGTACGAAACAAGCACAATATTACCAGCAGTTAGCTTTTTACTAGAAACGCCATTACCGAACGAAACTGCATACTTGAATTCTTCAGCAGCTTGTACGAAGAACACTGCGCTGTTTGCATTCAATCCGAATAGATCAGTTGTTTTATTCCAAGCAACAGAAGTAGTATCCGTGGCGGAATTTCTTACTTCAACTGTAATTGATGAAGAGTCAACAGTATTAGACGATAACGTAAATGTTTGATTGTTTGCAGTATTAGCAACAAACGCTTCTGTCTTTATACTTCCTTCTTGGAAAATAACATTAGAAACAACGTAGTTATTTGAACGATAGAGGATAAGCGTTTCATTAGTTGTAAATGTATAAGCAGTATTCGCGTCGTTAGTTCCTCTAACGCTATAATACTGTGGCAGAGTAATTGTATCTGGTGTATTAGCTGGTAAAGCAGTAATAGTGACATCAATAGTAGAAGCGGATCGCGATCTTGGTGTATAGTTTAATTCTTTGGCATGCGAAACGATTGAGTCGCGCAGCTGCGCGGTGTCCAAAAACATTTCACTACCGATCATATTTAGATACATCGCATTATGGTAGGTGTTATATGCCAGCAAATCTAGCAGAACTGATAAGTTGGAGCCATCAAAGTCATAATCTCTAAACTCAGTTTGTTGACTTAGATATGTCTTTAGGCTTTGCTTATAAGCAGCAAAATCTAGTTCGGTGTTGGTCAGAAATCCTTGGTTCGCCATTTTATCTTATCCTGTTTAGAAGGAACTCAACAGTTCCTACTTGTTCGTTTCTTACTAGTGAGAAAGCAATGCTTATGAAATAAGTGTTTCTATCATAATCTGGCGTGACATCAATGGTGTCAATGTTAATTCTTGGTTCATATTGATTGAGAGTTTGAATGATTGTTTCGCGCAAAGCAACAGTAGTAAGCGGAGTCATCTGTTCAAACAACAATTCGCTAATACCAGCACCAAGTGCTGGATCTAGCAATCTCTCATATTTATCAGTCATAACTAAGTTCTTTACAGAACGCTTTACAGCATCTATGTCGTTCAATCTCACAACGTCATTTGTAATGACGTTTCTGCTAAACGAAGCACTAAAGTCGCTATAAGCTGGTGGTGACTTAATTGGATTTTCTTTACGGAATGACATTATTCGCCACCGTTTCCGCCATTACCACCATCACCATTACCACCGTCATTACCTTCTGCTGAACCATCTGGACCATCGCCCTCAGTTCCTCTTCCAGGAAACGCTCTGGCTAACTTACCATTGATCATGCGAATTGGTTTTTTGGTGACTTTGATTCTCTTCCCTTCAAATCCAGGAACTGTAAATTCAACCATAAAGTCTTTAAGAGTTTTCATGTAAATTCTCCGCTGTTATAGTGTATTTAGTAGTGCTTAAGAACCAAGTTTGTATTCTTTTTTCTTTGGTTCGCCTAATTTTTCAGCAGCAGAAACAGAAGAAGCGCCAGAACCATCAACCCCGAGATTGTGATTATCACCACGAGAATCTTTACCAGTTGCTTTTAGATTTGTAGAACCTTTTACATTTAGTTTGCTATCAATTTCTACAGAAGAACCGTTAATGATTGTCTGGTTTCCTGACTTTACATTCGTAGTCTTACCAGCTGACTGATTGACGCTTTCCGAGCTGTTTAGATTGATGTCGCCTTTGGTATCAAGATTAAACTTACCACCGACTTTCCAATTTACATCACCAACTGTATCAATGTTTGTATTGCCATTTGTAGAGATATTAGCATCGCCGATAACAGTAATGTTTATATTTCCGCCAACGAACAATTCGTTGTTAGCATAGGTAATCAACTGAATACCATTTTGGCCACGGATTACAATAGACTTGTCTTGATGAATGGTGATAAATGCGCCATTCTTATGCTGAATGTTAATTCGTTCTGCGTTTTCTGTATCATCTAATTCTATAAAATGCCCAGTATTAGATTTTACTAAAATGTTTTTACCATATTGCGCAGCAAATAAACTAGGTTTCTCGACAATAGTTGCTCCGCCTGCAGTATCAACTGTAACTGCTGTTTTATCTTTCCAATCAGAAACAGGAGTCTTATCGTCTATCGGTCGTTCTTCTGCTAGAAATGTGTCTGGAAAGTTTACTTGTTCATTACCAAGAAAATCTAATTGTGGTACTGCTCTGGCATATTTTTTGACTAAAGATTCGTCAACTGGGATATCTTCTGGAAGTTTAGCATTTAGTGTAGCGTTTGTTAATTCGATCTTATTTTTGATTATATCGTCGATATCTTGTAAATAAGTTTTTACGTTAGAAACCGTATCTATTGCTCCGCCAAACGAAGCGCCGACACTAGAACTAAGGCTCTCTAATGCACTGTTGATATCAGAAAATTGACTAACCGTACCAATGAATGCAACGTTTTCTGGTTTTATACCTTTTTTGATTAAAGTATCAAGTTCGTTAGTTGCTCTGGCAGATACTGTTTCGACAGTGTCTGATGGGTTTATACTCAAATCGAGCGCGACAGTAGTGTTAGAATCAAACTTTATTAAATCTTCAGCATTTTTAATTATGTTTGCCATTAAGCTACTCCATACCTATCTTTATATTGGCCATACTTGGTTGTTCTGTCAGTAAGACCATTATAACCGCCATTTACTCTAAGTGTAGTTTCTTTTACATTACACAAATCTTTAATACGTTTTCCATTACCTTGTCTAAAGAACCAAATAACTGCTTTCGCTGCAGTTTCTGGTTGCTCCAACAACTCTGGATTGTTTATCAAATCAACACCAATAGCTTTGCTTACTCCAGAATAATTACTTCTACCAGTAATTTGAATATAACCTCTTCCTTTATATTTTGCTCCATCTCCTGGATTTATATTTCCAAGCTCAAGAGCTTTCTTTCTGTTATATCGAATATCATATTTGTTAAAATAGCGTTCGTTTCCAAGTTCTCTCATAAACTGGAAATTTCCTGTTTCGTGCGCGCACTGCGCCATAATCATGGCTTTTTGACAACCAGCGTATCCAGCAGCATCAAGTGCTTTTTCTAATATTGATTGTCGATCTCCGTTCGTTCCAGAAGTTATATCTCCTAGATCTTCTAACGGTTGCGTATCGTTTACTGTGTCTTTTCCTAATCTTCTAATTTTTTCAAATATAGATACGTCAGAAACTCCGCCATTGATAACACCAAGAATAAATGGCTGTTGTAACAGATCGCCGTCCATGAAAAAACCAAGAACCATTTGACCTTGTTTTACGGAAGACGTTCCACCGTTAAGAACTGGAGCCAGAGGCAAATTTTCAGTTGGCAACACTTCGGGCGAAGGATGGAAGCCAAATGCTCTTACTTTGATTCTTCCTAATTTAGATGGGTCTGCGAATATATCTTCTGCGATTCCAATGAACCACAAAAACTGACCGAATGGAGTATTATTCAAATCTCTCATTATTTTAACTCTCCGTTAAACAAATGTTTTTTCATATGCATCTTTATACAAGTCGACATAGGTTTGAAATATAGAACCTGCGATATTATGTTTTACAGCGCCAACGATAAAATCACCAGATTGTCTGTTCGAATCTTCATCTTCGATAATACCGCTTTTGGCAGGAACATTTAGATTTAGAATATCTCCTGGCTTTATAGAGGGATTACCGTACACTTCAATCGTAATTTTTGTTTGTTCGAGCAATGATCTCTGCGCGCGAGCATAGAGATACTTTTCTTCTAGATAATCATCACGTTCCCAAGCATTCTCAGAAACTGCAATGTATGAAGCTGGTGTAAAATCATATTTTAAGTTAAGTGGATTTAATTCTTTGTTTTTAGCGAATATGGGATATGAAGTGTCAATCGCGCTATTATTTCCCAGCAAGAATATATTCTTATTGTCATCTTCATACTTGAAAGTTTTAGTTGGTGTTTTTACTTCTCTGTTTATCAAATCAATTAACATTATTTCACTTCTAAGCACACCAGAAGCAATCAAATCAAAATAGTTCGAGTGTTCGTATTGAGAAAGATATAATACTCGAAAGTAATCTTTTTCTACACTGTTTCCAGCCGCAGGATCATTTCGTTCAGGATAGAACGTATATTTCCACGATCTTTGCTTGTTTGCATCGCTGGCAATCGATCTAGCAGTTCTTAACTTAAATCCTTGATAATCTTGATAAAAGAAATACGCGCTGTCATCTGATTGAGAAGATAACGACTGCGACAATAGTCTAGATATGGCGTCGAATGGTTTAATCTGATGAAAGATAAAACCATTTTTAATAGTATTCTTGCTTTCAATCCAGTTATCACCTGTTCCGATTTCTTTATTAGCGTCAACTACAAATCTGGACTTTACGATTTCTTTGATGACGTTGGAAGGAGTATCTTCTGGATAGAATTGTATTAATGGCCATGCGTTTGTTACTGCAGGAAAAGTGTATGCGACAATGTCGTATACTTTTTCTTTTTGGCTAGTAGTTTGAATTGAGTTTTCTATGTTTGTGATGTAAAAATTCAATGTTATTTTATTTTCTGGTAGATCATCATCAAATTTGAATAGTGTTACTTGTACAACACTTCCAAGAGAAAGAAATCCTTCATCAACTAAGTTTACACCATCCACCAATGATAATTCTAAACTAATAGAATATCTGAGCAAAGATTGTTTTAATGATATAGTATTTAAGAGCGTTGAAATACCAACACCAGTTTCTGCTGAAATGTCTTTCTTCAAAACAACAGAATAACTAAACTCATTTACTGTACTGCTATTTTGTACAATAAGTTTAGGCGCAGAGTTCGTATCCATATTATCCTCTTAGACTTCTTTCTAATTCCAAAGAAATTTGTTTGCTAAATGTTTTATCAATAAGTCTAATGTTTCGTTTTTGCTCGTTAAGCTCAAATTCTTTATCGTACGCATATACTGGAACCAACCAACCATCTAAATCGTCGCCGTCAAAAACATAATTAAAAGTGTTGAGTGAATACCTTTCGTCAGATACGCTATCTGTATATTCAACCACTAGGGTTTGTGCTGCTGCGATTGAACCATATTTGGTCACAATAAACTCTTGAAATTCGTCGTCGCTCAAAACCCAATCAAAATAAGGATCGATTATCTGATTAGAAAGCAAAACCAACCAAGAATAGTCAACAGATCCATAATAGTTATATGCTACCATAGATGGTTTCTCACCATCCTTAACTTCATAAGTGTAGAATAGCGTTTGTCCTAACAATATTTCTTTAATGATGTTGGACTTTAGCATTATGTTTCTAAGAACATTGCCGTTGTACTCTATTAGTGGAAAGTTGCTAAAATATTGTTTTGCCATTTAATCGTCTCACACAAAAGGTAATGGTTTAAGTTTTTTACCAGACTTAGTCGTGTAGTTTATCTTTGCCTGCAAAGATTGTACTTCTGTTGCAATCAAATTCATATTAACTTTTGTCTGGGTGATTCTAGCATTTACATTAGCAAGTCTATTAGGATCTGGTTCTCTCGAACGTAAAATAGTATCTTTTTCTTGTTCTAATTTAGTAAGTTCAGCACGTTTTGCTTTCCAATCAGCAACTTGTTGATTAATCTGATTCTCAGTTTCCTGTTGACTATTAGAACCAGCGGTTTCAGAAGCTGCATCAGATTCAGAACTATCTTGAGAATCAAACATATGAAGTTTAGTTGGTTTCATAGAAAGACCAACGGAATTAAGAATTGTTTCTTTACTTAATGGAAATATTTCTACGAATGAAAGAGTAAGCGAAATTGCCTGTGGAGCATCCGCTGTTGTGAACACATTAAAACCATGTGGTGAGTGGTTTACTTCAATATTAGCCAGTACACATCTAGAAAACGAATAAAGATAATCTGTTCCTAGGAAAGCCAGCTCAAACTCGTGCGGTGTTTCTAATAATAAACCATCTGGTCTTGGCAAAGCGAAATATCTCAATAAGTTTATAATTTCGCGTAAATTATCAGCTTCTTCTTTATTTTTTGGCTGTAGCATTTGCCAATCTAATCTAAATGTTCTTGGTTCCACTTTTTCAAAAATATTTGCCGAAAATGGATTAGCGATATTTCCTAGAGCAAGAGTACTCAAACCTCTTACTGAATCCACATTTTGTAACAAAGTTCTAACAAGATAAGCGCCAGCACTCACAGCAGGTTGAGCTAATGATCCATCATTCGCGAACGCTTGATCGACTGAATTACCAAAATTATATCCTGCTCCAGCTATACCGAGATTATCTAGAGAATAGGTAACATTCAACGAGTCTGGTGGTATCTGTGTTGGTAATGGTAGACAAATAAATGTATCTGTTTGCACATCTTGAGAAGTAAGGAGTTTAGCCTTAAAATCTTTCGAAATTAAAGTAAGAGTTTCTTGGGCTTGTTTGTTCGCCGTATCTTTAAGAGTTTGATCTGTGTTTAATTCTTCTTCTGTTTTTGCAGCAACATCACGATTGAATTTAAGTATATTTGTAATTTGTTCGCTATATTTCGTGTAATTTACTTTTACAGGTTTAATAAGAAAACTGTACTGGTTGTCACCTTGGTCGCTTAAGAATGATATTGATTTAGCGACTTTTGTTTGATTTCGCTTTCTGTCCATATCTTGTTCGGCAATATTCTTGCCTCGTTTGCCACCTCTAGTTCTTGGTCCTGTACTGGTCATATAAATACCTTGTTGATTATATCTTTATTTAGGCGATAAAATGGCATGGAAAGGAAAATACACGGTCAAGAACCCAGCTAAATATAAGGGTGACCCAACCAAAGTTATTTATAGGTCAAGTCTGGAACTGAAGTTTATGAACTTTCTTGACACGCATTCTGATGTTCTTGAATGGAACTCAGAAGAAGTTGTAGTACCATATCGCTGCGTTACAGATAACAAGATGCATCGATACTTCGTTGACTTCTGGTTTAAGAAAAGAACACCAGATGGTAAATTAGAAAGTATCCTCGTCGAGATTAAGCCATTGGCTCAAACTCGCGAACCCAAGAAACAGCAGAGAAGAACTAGACGCTATATCAACGAAGTGATGACTTGGGGCAAGAATCAATCGAAATGGAAAGCTGCCGAAGAGTATTGTAAAGATCGTGGCTGGAAGTTTCAAATTATAACAGAAAAGGAATTAAACGGCTAATGGCTGCATATATTTACACTAGATTGGTTAAAGACGCTACAAAAGCTGGCGTCGACTTGACATCGCATACCAAAAAAGCAGTTACATGGTTAAGAACCAAATACGCAGAAATCGGCAAAAATACAGTTGTTCCTTCTAAGTTTATTAATGAATCTGAAAACAAAAGAAAGCGCGTCAAAATGGGTAGAATGTATATGTTCTTGTATGATCCAAAGGGCAAGAAAGAACTTCCATACTACGACCGCTTTCCTTTAATCTTTCCAGTGCAATTTGCACCTGATGGATTCTATGGTTTGAATCTACACTACTTACCACCTATTCTACGCGCGAAACTGCTCGACGCTCTGTACGAAATGAGAATTAACACCGAGAAGAAAGACGAAACCACAAGACTTCGTCTAACATATTCATTGCTATCTGGAGCTGCTCGCTTTAGATTATTTGCTCCATGTTTCAAGCATTATCTATACGAGCATACTCGCTCGTCATTTATCTATGTTCCGCCAGAAGAGTGGGATATGACAGTATTCTTACCAACAGAACAATTCAAGAAAGCTACCAAAGAAAAAGTTTGGAAAGATAGCA